ATCTTTAATTGAATAACCATTTACATCATTTCCAGTAATATGAATAAGTGATGGTCCATTATAATAAGATAAACCAGCTCCCACAGATTGGGAATTTCCGCCTTTAGTAATATCAAGAGTGATTGCTTTTAAAATTTGTTTAATATCGTTTCTGCAAGTTGAAACTCCGCCAACACCAGGAACTTGAAATGCTGGACTCTTATAATCAGTACTCGTAAGAAATCCGATTGCTTCATTTGCAATGAAATCAAGATTCAAACGAATCATATTGGCAGCATCAAAGAATCTTCCTCCTATGATTTGCCCAGTACTTCCAATACCAACAGTAGTTAATACTGCTCTTGGATTTTGATAAAAGTTTGTAACGTATCCAACATTATTATTAGAATCAAATATTGCTTCACGAATTCTAATATCTTTTGCTAAATCAATATCTCTTGATGGGTTTGTAGTTCCAATACCAACAGAACCAATACCTGTTGTGGTAATGACTGTACCACCAACACCAACTTTAAGTGTTGAATACAATGTAGTATCGCCAGTGACGTTTAATTTATCTTCAAGTGTCGTAATTCCTTTTGTGTTTAATGTAGAATAAAATGTAACTGCACCGTGAGCATTTAGAGTTTGTGATATTTCACCATAAGCAGCACTCATAGTTTGAGTGATAGAAGCACTTCCAGCAATATCTAATGCTACTGATGGATTGTTTACATTAATACCAACATTGGACATTCTGTAAATGTTATTTGTTCCATTTACATAATCCCAATAGTTAGAAACATATACATCAGCAATATTGGGATTTGCTACACCCACGTATGCTTGTATTGGATCTGTTCCAACTCCCGAACTACGACCAGTTTTAAAATTTAAACCTCTAAATGATTGAACCCCAACTAATGTTTCATCATTGTAGATAAAAATTCCTTCAGAAAATGATGGAGTAAAAACAGTCCATTTAATTCCTTGGGTATCTTTGGTTAAAAATGATCCAAAAACACCAGAACTATTTAAAGAATCGTAAATATCCTTACTTATCTTTACACTTCCACCAACATCTAATTTTTGTTGTGGAATTGTGGAACCTATACCAACATTTCCATAATAGGTGGAGGCACTTCCAACAACACTTGGATCAGTTGAAGCAATTCCAATTAAAATTGTTCCACCAACACCAATATTAAATCTTTTAAGTACTGTTGCTACATTTACATCAAAATGATCAAATGACACATCACTTGTAAAATAAACTGGTCCAGCAAAAGTTGCAATTCCACTATTTGTAAATGGACCACTATACTTTATACTTCCATTTACATCAAGAGTTGCTTGTGGATCATTTGTTCCTATTCCAAGTCTTGATAAATATGGATTAAAAATTAAATTATTACTTACATATGGTGGTCTAAATTCTTCTGTTGTTTCATTTAAAAGTACATAATAATTAGCATTTGTAGTGGTTGCAATTCCAACTTTAGTTAGATTTGGATGTTCTCTTAAATATAAATCCAGATTAACACCAGTTAATTCAGTACTAGTTCTTATTCCTGCTATACTGTCAAATAGTAAGGTAATCATAAGAAGTATTGATTGTATGTTGAATTATTTAAGGTGTTTATGATATTATTAATTTCAGTTTTTCTTTCATTTGTTTTTTGTTTTCCAAAAACATAACTATATCTTTCTGTATATAAATGCTTCATTTCAATTTTCATTGAGTTTGTGCCAAACAACAAAGTGTCTCTATAATTTCTAATTGCTGTAATATTAGACAAAACTGTATTTGCTTGAGAACTGTAAGTCGCACAAGATGTCGCACAACTACTTACACTAGAAGAAACTATAGTTGGGATGAATACACTTCCAATTCCAGAACTTGCTACAATATAAGTATCTATACCAATTCCTAAAATTGGAGAACCAATATCTGTAACTGTAAATGAAGCCCCAGGAAATGCTGTAATAGTAAGCACATCATTAACAGAATATCCCGTGCCACCATTATTTACAATTACATTTGATACAGTACCAGCAGGAGAAACAGTAATATCTGCTTTTGCTGAATTTCCAGTACCACCAACTAATGATTGATTATAATAAGTAGAAGAAATGAAACCAGAACCAGGATTGTTTATAATTAATTCTAAAATTGAATTTGAAGAAGAACCAACAATCACTGTATTATTTGCATAACCACTATTAAATGATGTAGAACCATCAGTTCCTTCTAAAGGTTCATATGGATAGATATCCCCATATGAAGTATTTTCTGCATTGATACGATGAGCCTTTGCATTTTCATAATAATAAGTATTACCAACAACAATTGTAACTGTTGTTGTTCCAGTTCCAGGAGGAGCAACAGGAACAGTAACTAGTGCTGTTGTTCCACACCCACAAGCAAATGCAGCATTTGAAATAATAGAAAGATTGTAGATTTCATTATTCAAATCAACAGTTAGTTGTGCTATTTGTTCATCTACTTGTGCAGTTGGTGATTTGAGTTCATTAATTGCGGATTGTGTGGAAACAATATAACCATCTAGGGATGGTATTTGGTTGTCTAATAAAATATATTTTGAATTATATTGATTTATAATATTTTGTTTTGTCATTATTGTTCTCCTGCAGATTGGTATAGAATAGAATTACTTTGATATTCTATTATCAATTTATCAGTATCAATCCTTTCCGCATAAACCACATAACTACAATCAATTGGTCCTCCAGAATTATTCATAATAGTAATTTTAGAAACATCCATACTTTTTATAAAAAGTTCTTGATAAACTTTATGTGGAGTAAGATTAACTGTAATACTTCCTGGATGTACTAATCCATTCCAATAATCTGGGAGTTTGATTGTGTTTTCTCTTTCAAGTCTTCCGCGATAATACACACCAATTTCTGGTCCTTCAATACAAGCGTGTCTTAATCTATATCCTTCTTTATTTGGATGTTTAATGTCAAATAATTTTGTTGTCCCTACAATTGAATTAGTAAAACTCAAAAATCCATTAATGTGAGTTGCGCCATTTACAACTAATGATGCATTTATTATCGTAGGAGCATTTATGACCAAAGAACCATTTGAAATAGTTGCACCATTTAAAACATTTGATCCATTGAATATTGATGCACCATTGCAAGTATATAATCCAAGTTGATTTGTATCCCCAGCAAAGTTTGAAATACCAAGAACATTTAATGAATTTGGAATAGCTCCAACTCCAGGAATTGCAACTGGATGTCCAATTGTAACTGTTCCTAAATCAATTCCAGTTGGAAATGATGCACCAAAATATGATACACCGCAATTCACAAATGTTCCCGATTTTAGTCCCAATAATGATCCAAGAGATGCTACAGAAGTATCAAAAGCACCAACTACTAATTTTTGAGTTTGAATATAAGGATCTGCCATTATGCACAAATAGATTTGAAGAATAATTTAACTTTTTCCATGATATGAATTATTTTACTGACTAAACTATCATTCACTAATGCATCAACTCCATTAGTATTGCTGGATGAAATTTCCCCAACTGAAGTGACACTTCCGGCAATTGTTTGATTAGTAAGTGTTGCATTTACTTGATGATTGTCCGTATTAGTAGTTACATTGGGAGCTTCAAATTGAACAGTATGTGCAGATTTAATAGTCACATCCCCCTTTCCATCATTTGCTTTTATAAGTACACTTTTTCCCTCTAATACTAAATCGCCATTTGGTGCTGTAATATGCACATAACCATTATCCGCGTGAATTAAAATTCCAACATCTTTTTCGGTTCCTTTTTTGGTTGCACCATAAATCTCAAAAGTAGAATTTGAACCAATTTTACAGTTTCCTTGTTCGTAAAAATGAATAATTTGCCCACTATCAGTGGTTAAGCAAAATTCAGCATTTCCGTGACCTAAAGTTTCGTGTCCACTACTAAATTCAAATCCAGGAAAAGACCTTCTATAAAAATCCAAAGGATTATTCAATAATTCTTTTAACTGCTTTTCTTCTTCGGGAGTTAAGCTCATATACAATCCACCACGTTAATAACTTGTTTTTGATTTATATTAGTTGTTGCATTTTCATTTACAAATGTCCCTTGAGGAGTAAATTTCATTACTGGAATCACTTTTGCTCCAACACCTGTTGTTGTATTTATTATGATTGTTGGAATGGTATTGAAAGTTTCATTGTAATTTGTTGGAAGATTTACTTTAACAATTGAACCATTTTGAGTTATAAGTGGAGTAGCAGTCGTAGATCCAATACTAATAGTATCACCGGAAGTATATCCTATTCCTGGAGTTTCAACATAAATTGAAGTTACTATACCAACCACAGAAGAAGAAACGCCAGTAGTTGATTGATTATCACCAATATTATTATAATTTCCACCACAATAACCATACCCTGTTCTCAAAACAATTGCACCAGTAATTATACCATTTTCCACAATTGCAGTTGCTCTAGCACCAGATCCGTGTCCACTATTGTCTATAATTGCAATTGACAATGGAGAAGCATAACCATATCCACCATTTATGACTTCTACAGAGAATACTCGCCCATCAGTTACAATAGGAATAAGTTTTGCGCCAACACCATCCCCAAGAACTTCTGCAATTGGTGGAATACAATATGCAAATTTATATCCAAGTGGAACTGGAGATAAATCATATTGTGTTTGTGGATTTGTAGTAAGTTGATTGCAAGCATCAAATGCACTATTTCCATTTCCAAAAAGTGAAATAGTTCCAATTGCAGCTTCGATAGTAGTCAAATCCCCACCCAAAGCCTTTGTTGTTTTTAATATTCCTTGAAGTTGATTAGTATTTGTGTATCCTCCAGTATTTTCAAAAAGTACATTTCCATTTCCATCTTCTTGTCTAGTAACCACATTTCCATTTTCGGTCATATAATCAACAGAAAATACTCCAGGAGAAGATTCAACTTTTCCAACAATATCTTTCAATACAACATTGGTATTCAGGGCATCATTAATTTTAGTTAAATCTTTGCTTACATCTTGCAAAACATTAATATTTTTAAGTTGTTTTTTCCAATCATCTGATGCTACTGCTAGAGCAGCAGCAGTTGAAGAAACCCATTGACTTGGTTGCTTACATTTCAACCCACCACAATCACCAATAAGATTATAGATTTGTGATGCTAATGTGCTTACTTGCGAAAGAACACTTCTAATATTTGACATTCCGCCAGTTAGCCAACTAATTCCCGACAAAATGGGTTGAAGTGCTTGTTCTATCATATCCATCAATTTAGCAAGAATGCCGGATACAAATTGTTCTACCGCACACAATGGACCATTTATAACCTGCCCAACAAGATTAGTGAGCATATTAACAATAAAATCTATAATCTCATCAAATAAAGATTCAAAAATACAATAAATTTTTTCAAAAATATTTTTTGCTGCAAATTCTGCTGCTGGATTTGTAATTGGATGAGTTGGATTTGTTTTTTTATTCAAACCAAGAAATTTTTTAAATAAAGATATAATACATTTGAGAATTCCGCTTCTTATGTTATTGATAATTCCTTTTATGAATCCTGCAATTTGACCAGCAATATTACGAATGCTATTTGTAATATCAACAATTTCATTCAAAAGTGGATCAACAAATTGATCAAAAGCACTATCAAGAATACTTATCATACCAATAAAATCTTGTAAAGCTCTTGTAATTTGACCTATAAAATCGTTTCCACAATTGCTTGGTTTTACTATGGTTCTAGTAAATCTTTTTTCTGCTCCTTGAGCTGCTAATGATCCCTTATATTGAGCATCGCAAGCATTAATTGGTTTTCCTCCATTAGCTCCGCCAGGAGTTCCTCCTGGTGCAATAGGATTTGTATTGATAGGTGCTCTTTTAGTTCCTCCAGATACATTTCCAGGAAATCCAGTAAATGTTTTAAATTGAGAACTTCCAGATTCAATTATGTCATTTTCTGTTATACTATCTTTAACATTAGAACTTCTATGCAATAATCCCATCACAACTGGTTGTTGTGCTTCTTCACCATCAAGAAAAAAACCAATACAAGTTTCTCCGCCCACCAAATTCAAAGTTTGCCCCAATCCGCCTTGACCACTTCCAGTAAAGGCATCAATCATAACACTTGCCCAAGGCAAATCTTTTTCTGGCAAAGTTGCATCAAATGGATGATATCCAATAATTCTAACTTTGCATCTTCCCCCCTTTATTCCAGATTTAGAAAAAGCATCATTTTCATTTTTCCAAAATTTAGAATGTGCAACTCTACCAATCCACCAAACAAATCCGTCTTTACCAAGAATGCCGGATTTCAATAAACTTTCTTCAATCATAATTCGTATTTTCTACATTCTAGTGCTTCTGGGTTTAGATCACAAAATAATTGGAATGAATTTGGAACTTCTGTTGCTGTTGGATGATTTCTTTTATAAGAAAAAAGTTCTTCTAGATATGATTGAAGGTATCTTTTTCTCTGTTCATTAAGTGAAGAAGTTTCTAATTCTTCACATATTTTGATGATAAGTTCTTGTAGTTCCATTTTAGTATTTATTGGTTTGGACCATAGAGACCATAACTATCACGAATTAATTTTGCACTTGTAAGCATATGCCCACCACGAGGATCAAAGTGATGACAAAGTTCTTTAATTAAATAATTTCCACTTTGTTCTGGATCTGCTTCTCCACTAGTTGCTTCTTCTATTCTTGGAAAGATTGCTTCAATTATATCACCTGCTTTAAGATTTAAATTCATAGGTATATTTATATTTACTGCCTGTGAAAATAATAAATTATATCTGGAATATGATTTAGCTACATCTGCATTATCTCTTCCGCTATCTTCAATTTGTAAGGTGTTACTCAATATTCCGTGATCTGATGTTCTACTTACAATACGAGAAATACTTTCCTCAAAACCTTTTGGTATTGGAATATTTTCCTGCCCACCCAACTTTGTGGATTTCTTCATTTCTTCTTTTAATGTATACGTATACGTATGAACTGATTGTTCATACGTATCATAGAAATAAGTTATATTTTTATACATTCCCACTCTCAACGCTTTTAGAGTATCAATATTTTTTTCATAATTATAATTTAACATATTAAAATTATTTTTTGAGTTATTGTGTTCTATTACTTTCTGGGGTTGATGGTAAGTATATTTTGCTTTTTTATTTCCAGTTCCTAATTGAGTATTTGCAACTAAATTATCAATACTACGAAAATTAAATCCATCATAGTTTTCATAAAATAAAAATCCAGCAGTTCCCTTTGCCTGCCCACTTTGTCCATTTCCAGAAGTATTAGATACTTTTGTACTTTGTGAGACTGATTTTGGACCTAACCAAATTAAAGTATGAAATGGTTTTTTATTATTTCCAATAAAAGTATAAGAATTTGAAGTTGGTTCAATAATTCCTATTTTATTTGTAACTAGAGTATTTTTTAAAATATCTTTTACGTGATTATCTATTGTTTGTTTTTGATACTTTTTCATACATCTTGAAGTTTCATTGGATAGTGCTTCTCTTGAAACAAGATGTAATGTAAATTTTTCATTTGTTCCTTCTGCGTTAAGATTACTTACTTTATTCACATATAATACTTTTTCCCCATTTAAAACAAATGGTCCAGAGGCAGTTTCAACTTCTATTGCAACTCTTTCTCCTCCACGAATTTGAATTCCATTAAAAATAGAATTGGCATTTAATATGTCAATTGTCATAGTAATACAAGGAGATAAAATATCCTCATAATAATTCATTTCAAGAATTGAATTTGTTAAGTCAATAGGTTTTATTCCATCTATATTTGGTGCAATGACTACTGATTGAAGTCTTAATCCTGATATTGCGTTTGACATTATGCTGAAGAGAGGTTAGTAAGAAGCATAGTCTTCCATAGACTATTTAATATCTGTCCTTCGGGAATTGATACAACAGCAACTCCGCCACCACCACCTCCTCCCATTGGAATGGGAACTGGAACTATAGATGATTGTCCTGCTGGTGCTACTGATGGTTGTCCAAGCAATATTGCCGATCCAGGTGTTTGTTCTTGTAATGGTGTTGTAATTGCTTCTGGAACTTGTGGTATTTGTCCTGGCGCTATTTGTGCTTGTCTTCTTTCCCTAAGACCTTTGATATAAACATTATAATTTTTTTGTAGTTGTTTGAATTCTGGTAGTTTGGGATCTTTGAGTGCTCTATCTGCTCTTTCTTTGCCCATAGTTTGTTTTGCAAAATCTTCAATTGTTTGTTGCTTTGTGTCTGGGGTGCTTCCTCTTATATCTGCCATTCCTTGTGATCTTTGCTTTTCTGCTTTTTTTGCCTTTACTTTTACATTACCACCAAATCTAAAAATTCTTTTGGCTGCTTCTGTTGGGTCAACCGGACCAGAACCAGCAGGAAGATATTCAAAGTGCAAATGTTCTCCTTCTGAATTTCCGGCACCAGGTGCTCCTGGTGCTCCACCAGAATAACCAATAACTTGCCCTGGGGAAATTTTAGATCCAACAGAAACAGAAATTTTACTTAAGTGCGCGTATCTACTCAAAGAACCATCTTTATGTCTAACTTCAACTACAGCCCCCCATCCACCAGGATTATAATTCATATCTGCAACAGTAACTGTTCCTTCTTGAATTAAACTAATTGGTGTTCCGGCATTTTTAAAATAATCATTACCATTATGTCCCGGACGATGTGCCGATCTAAAACTTGAATCTGGAGCCCCAGGAACTTCCCCTCCAGATGATTCAACATCTTCAAGTTGCAACCCAGTTGGTTCTGGTTTATTTCCAGTATCAATTGAATCTGTGGGTTCCATAGAATCGGAGTCTTCTATTTCTTTGCTAGAACCATTTTTATTTTGAACACCAGACATTCCAAACTTTATCTTTTCAAACTTACTTACAACTTTATCAAACTTATCAGTAATACTTACAAACGTAACATTACTTGCAGATGCTGCTTCTCTTTGTATTTTTTCTTGTGCTTTCAGTCTCTGGTCCATCTTATCAGCACCAGTCAGTTTATCTGCTAAATTTCCACCAAGTTGTCCTCCACCAAATCCACCAGCAAGAGAACCAATAATTCCACCAATTACTGCACCAGGAGCTGCACCAACACCACCAAACAAAGCGCCTATACCTGCACCTACTGCTGCCCCCGCTTGCCCACCAGCCCAAGCACCAGCAAGACCACCAGCAAGACCACCGCCCGCCCCAACTCCTGCTTGAAGGTTTGATTGCCCTTCGCCTTTTCTTCCCATAAAGTCGGCAGCAGTCAATCCAACGGACAATAATCCGCCACCAATTCTTCCTATTTTTCCAATTTTTCCTTTTGGTGCTTTTGCGGAACCAACATCTTCAATTTTGCTTGGTTGTCTATTAAAATTGACAATATTATTTGCTGCCTTAACTCCTGTTGGTTTAGTTTTTTGTCCTATTTTAGATATTCCCAAAAAAATATTTTTACTTCCTTTTGTTGCTGTTATTGCTGGTTTTCCTTTACCAAATTTTTTAATTAAAGATCTTAATCCAAATCCTCCGGCGGCACCAACTCCAAGTGCAGAAAGAAGAGAACCAAATAATCCGCCATTTCCTCCACCACCATCCATCCCAATAGAAAATTCAAGGTCTTCTACTTTTTTGACTTTTGGTAATTTTATTTTTTTGACATCTTTATTGCTTGTATCTAACCAATTAATAAAGGCATCATATTCTTTCGCCCTTTTTGTTAATGGGCGTCTAGTTTTTACAATATTATTCGCAGCAGTTAATAGGGGAGAAAAAAGTTTATTTTCCATTATCCATCCACAATATTATAAACCATTCTTGAATACAATGTTAAAAAATTATCATAGTTTGATGATGGGTAAAATGGGGCAGTTGGTCCATTTTGTTGTGGTGATGGTGGTGCAGATATTTTACCACCACCCCCAGATGATGCTGGTTGAACTTGTGGCGATGGTTGTTGGAATGGAATGACTTGTATTGGTTGTGGTCCTGATTTTGATGCTGACGGTGCTTGTGGTGCTTGTTGTCCTGGTTTTGTTGGTGCTTGTGGAATGGGGTTTCCTGCTGCGACTTGTCCCATTCTCCTTTTTGCAGAATTAATCCATCTTTGTATTTCTACATTATTGGAATCTTTTATTGATTTGCCTTTAAGAAAATCAGTAAGACTACCCTCTCCAAGTTGCGCCCCAGCAAGATTTGATAACCTTTCCGTTGCGGACATACCTTTATATTCTGGGGATAATTGCATCATTCTTCTATTCATTAATATGGTTCTTCCCATATAAATTTTTTCTTGTAATTCTGGATTAGATAGATATTCCTGCTGTGATGGAGTTGGAATTCCCATCACAGAAGAAGCAGATGCAATTTCTCCACTTCCCATTTGATATCTTCCAGCAAATCTACCCCCAGCACCACCCATTTGATTATATCTTGCTCCTTCTACATCTGCAATTCCTTGTTTATATGCATTAAATTGTTCTTGTGTTACGCCCAATTCGGAAAGACCTTGTTTATCGTCTTTTATCGTAATTCCAGTAGGAGCACCACCAGGACTAGGACCAACATTAGAACCAGGACTAGCAGGTTTTGAACTAGAACCGGAACTAGAACTTCCACCAGAAGATTTTCCGGGTTTTCCTTTCATCCCATCAAGTATTTTATCAAATCTATCTAAAATGGAATTGAATTTATCTAAAACATTTCCTGGAACTTCTGGTGTAGTATTTCCTGGTTGGACATCTTCGCCTCCAGGTTGTGAAAGTCCATTTACGACAGATCCAACTCCAAGAGCAGCAGTACCACCTAAAAGTAATTTTCCTATTCCACCCCCACCACCTTTCAGTCCTTTTGGTATTTTTGATAATAAATTCCCTTCTTGCTTCATCGCAGGACCAGCAATATTTGGTGGTCGCCTTCCTTTCATTCCAGGAACCAATCCAGCAGCCAATCCACCAAGTGCAGACATTATAGCACCAATTATTCCTCCACCACCTCCGCCACCAGAAAGTCCAGAGATTTGCTCTATAATTTTAAGTATTGCTTTTCTTAATGCCTTTGCAACATCAAAAGTTTCGGTAAAAGTAGTCTTTAAATTGTCTATATTTTCTTTAACTCTATCTAAATTCTTCTTTGCCCCAAAGAAAGTGATAAAAGCAAGTGCTTCTTTAAATTTATCAAAGAATCCACCAAAGAATTTGGAACTTTTCTTTTCCTTTGTTTCTTTATTTCCAAAAATATTTTGAATTGTGTTTGTAGTATTAAAGACAGTTGAAGAAAGATTGCTAATTAATGCCTGCAAATTATTTGGTTTTGCCGATACTTTTGCTCTATCAAAATTTACAATTTTATTCTTCGCACTAGAAAGAACCGAGGAACCAAGAGAAGAACCACCAGAAACAAAGCTAAGTGCCTGTTCCTTTGTTGGTTTTTGCTTTCCTATAATTTTTTCTGGTTGGAGAACAGAACTAACCATTATTTTGTTGTGCCTTTAAGTTTTCTTCTTCTACAAACTGATTTAATAATGCTAGGTAGATGTCCCGCTCCCAGGGCATCATATTTTCTATCTCGGTCAAAGAATATTTATAATGCGTTATTAAAGAGAAATTGATTTTAAAGTATGACTCAAGATCCATATGAGCCATTATCAACCGAAAAAACTTGTCAATCCCTCCAACGTAACTTCACTTTCTTTTTTTGTATTTGGATTAGTCACTTTGAAAGTGTGTGCAAGTTTAGGCATCGTATTGAAAAACTTTTCTACTTCTTGGAACTGTTGTGGAGTCAAAGTCTCAATCCAATCATTAAGTTCCTTTTTAGTGCAATCTGCTGCCGCCCAGGACTCATCGGCATTAAAGACCATATCAATACAAGAAGAAACAATATCAAATGACTTTTCAATAGAAGAAACATCATTTGAACTGAAATCAAAGTTATTCTTGATAAATTCATTCAAAGATGGATACTTCATTCTTAATACCAATCCATCACCCAAATTAATATCAGTAGAGTGTTCTGGATCTTTTTGAACTTGAATTTCGTCAATATAAATCTTAACTGGAACTTCGGTAGTTCCATCATCACTACAAGTTACAATCAGTTCAATTGCTTCGCCAACTGATTTTCCACGAACATTTAGGAAGATATATTCAATATCAAAAGTAGGAAGTTCTTCTACTTTAATGCCCTTTGTTAGGATACAATCTTTTAAAATTTGTTTGATTGCCGATGTAATTTGTTTTACGTCTTCGCTTTCAAGAGCAAGAATAAGTATCTTTTCTTCTTTGACTAAAAATGGGCGATATTTGATACTTTTTCCTGTTGATGGCAAATCAAGAGTATATTGTGGCGTAGCAATTTTAGGTAAAGGCATTTTGAATGATTAAGTCCAGTTGTGATTATTTATTGGTTGGTTTCTCCTCTATATATCGCCGCCTGTTTATATGCCTCTTCATTACTACCAAAAGCAGGACCATAATATTGAACAGGAGTTGTTGTTGGTTTAGGTTTGTCTGTATTGTTTAGATTTGATGGATATGGATTTATCTGTGTTCCTTTATGTTTTATTACAGTATATCTAGTATAACTAAAATTAATTGTAGTTTTAGTTATTGTGCTTCCTTCATAAGATAATGGAAGTGCGGTAATATTAGTTGGAAAAGCATCAATAAATTGATAGGTCAAAAGATTTTGTGTCTCGGTTGGACTTTTTGGATTATTTGGATTTGACAAAAAGTCCCTTTCAAATTTGGTGATTGAAATTATTCTTTTGTATTGATCTGGATATTTAAATCTATAATAATTTTCACTTTGCTCATACCCAACTTGTCCACGAGGATTTGGTATTTGTTCTCCGTCTTTTGTGCAAATTGGATTTATAAAATTCATCCATTCTTCAAATAAACGAATAATATTATATTCACTATCAACATAAAAAGTTAAATTGAAATCTGAAAATATTCTACGATTTGGAAATCTCTCAATTATGCCCTGACGACTTCCACTTTCTTCTCCAACGTCAAAAGTTGCTCCGGGAAGAACTGCTTCCGCACACATAAAATCATAAGTAAATGTTTTTGAAACATTATTAGTTATTCCACATTTGTTTAAATATTCTAATAAATTTCCATCCTGTGCCCCATTTGATCCACCTAGAAACATATTAACTTTAAATTGACTTGTAAGAGATACATTACCAAACATCTCTTGAACTGAAGGCAAAGAAGATCCCCCCATATCTCTCGGGGTAGTCATCTTTACATAAAGAGGATCTACTCTATATGTATTTGCTCTAGCCATCTAAATAAGCGTATACGATTATATACTATGTATGCCCCGTAACGAAGATAGTGGATACCATCAAGGAAAATTTAAACCCAAAAATCCTCAAAAATACAATGGAGATCCAACAAATATAATATATCGTTCATCTTATGAATTAAAAATGTTTCAATATTGCGATTTGACTGAAAATGTTATATCTTACCAGAGTGAAGAATTTTGGGTTCCATATGTTTCCCCAATAGACAATAAAACCCATAGATATTTTCCAGATATGAAATTGAAATACAAAGACAAAGACGAAAATATTAGAATCGTGGTAATTGAAATTAAACCAGCAAAGGACTTGAAAGAACCACAAAGAACTCCAAAAAGAAGAACAAAATCTTGGGCATATTCAGTAAAAACTTGGGTCACCAATCAAGCAAAATGGAATGCTTGTAAGGAATATTGTGCTGATAGGGGATGGGAATTCCGCATATTCACAGAAGAACAATTAGGCATAGAAATATGATCGCAGAAAAAATACTCAAAGAGGCGGGAACGAAACGTTGGTCCACTAACTGGTATACAAACAGATTGATGAATGAGTTAGCAAGATATCAAAATGAGGATTCTAGTGAAATTGATACAAATTTTATTTCGCCGGGAGATTTGGTATTTTTTATGTATTCGGCAAAATATCCCCAAAAATACAAATTCTGGGATATGCAACCACTTACTTATATTATAAGTATTGACACAAAATCTGGAATATTCTTTGGTTCTAATCTTCATTATCTAAATCCACAATATCGTGGAGGTATTGCCGCTTCTTACATAAATAAATCAGGAAATGTGAATGCACCAAGAAAGACTTTGCATAATTATCTTTTTTCTGGTGTAACTAGTCATTTTTTTAAAGTACCCGAAAGTGAATGGAGAGGAGTTTCTTTACTTCCCACCGAAAGATTTGTAGATAAAAGAGGACAACCAGTATTCAAATCCAAAGTTTGGGATTATCCAGATAACTCATCGGCACCATAAATATGGCAACACCACAAGGTACAGTTTGGAGACCAGGAAAAGACAAAATAGGAAATGGCCCAGTAGTATTGGCGGATGGCGACAAACTGACCACTATTTCTCCAAGTCTTCCTGATGGTTATACTTCAATTTTTGCTAGTGGTCCAGCAAAAGATAGAATTTTTTATGCAATTCAAACTGACGGAAAAGTGACATATGCATCTTTTGATGATACGGGAAAAAAAAGACGACAATATAATACAATTCAAGAATTAGCGGATGGTGGTGATGCTAATGCTGGATTTCCCATAAATCCAGATAATATCAATCATCTAAAATCTAGAATGATTGAAACTTTCAATCAAAAAGCATCTTCTGCGGGTTTAATCACGTCTGCACCTTCAATAGACCCTAATTTATCAAAAACACCATCATCAGAAAGTTCTATATTAGATGCAAATATAACTGTTGATGTTCTCGGTCCAATTCTAAAAAAAATAGGTGTTGATGTTGATACATTAAAACTAGACAAAGATTTAAAATTTGAATTTGGCAAAGTAGATGATGTAATCAAAAAAATGCCGTTATTGAACTACCCAGAAGATGCTTTATATAATAAAACCCAAGATCATCTATCAATAGCACAATACAGTTATAAACCACCAAGAAGTAATGATATATTTGGAGATGCTTTAGATACTTTACGAAATGGTTCTAAACGAACATCACCCTTAAAAGATTTATTGGGTATGGTAAATCTTCCTATGCCAAATAACATAACTGATTCTAATAATGTTTCTTGGGCAGATGATAATATGAATAATTTAAGTGCTGCGCTGACATCATATGTTACAAATGATCCATTAAAAACGTTAGGAGGAGCAGCAGGTTTAAGAGCATTGGCTTCTGCTGCTGGCATTGGTGGTGGAGCAGCACAAATAGCATCATTCCTTGGTGCTCTAGCAGGTATGGAAGCATTTAAAACAGGAGCAACTCCAGCAATGAAAACCTTACTTGGAGGGACATTAAATTCCCAAGTACTTGGAATGCTTGGTGTTAGTGTATCACCAGAAAGTATTTTAGCAAGAGGTTATGGAATTGTTCCAAATAGCAACCTTGAACTTCTATTCAATGCTCCAACATTAAGAGAATTTACATTTCAATATAGAATGAGTCCAAGAAGTAGCAGTGAAGCAAAAATAATAAACAATATTATAAGATTTTTTAAGCAAGGAATGGCAGCAAAAAAAATAAGTTCAATCTCTGGTGGTGGTTCTGCTGGTGCTCAATCATATTTCTTGGGAACGCCAAATGTTTTTCAATTACAATATAAGACTACTGGGGGGAAAACAATCAAAGGCGTAAATCGTATCAAAACTTGCGCTTTAACTGGATTTGCTATGAATTATGCTGCCGATGGAAACTGGGCGGCATATGATGAAGGGCAACCAGTATCTGTGATTATGAATATGTCATTTAAAGAACTTGAACCAGTTTATGATACTGATTATCAAAGTAATGTTGAAGATGAAAGAAATGCAGATAAAAACCCTCTTGGTGATCTTTACCAAATCACAGATGATGAGGTAGGATACTAAAATGGCATATTTTAGAGAAATTCCAAATATCTCATATATTTCTCGTTTGCCTGACGTAAGTTCAAACGAAGAATATATTACTGTCAAAAATCTCTTCAAAAGGGCAAAGTTAAGGACAGATATAGTTAATATTATTACTGCTTTCAATTATTATCAAGTAGAAGATAATCAAAGACCAGAAGTAGTTGCTTCTAAACTTTATAATGACCCAGAACTTGATTGGGTTATTCTAATTACTAACAATATCACAAATGTAAGAGAACAGTGGCCTTTGAGTAATAATGATCTATACAATTATATGCTTGATAAGTATGGCACAGAACAATCACTATCATCCATTCATCATTATGAAACTATTGAAGTTAAGGATGAATATGATCGCCTTGTGGTGCCTTCTGGACTTCAAGTAGATTCAAATTTTACAGTTACTTATACTAAATTTGATAATACTTTATCCACTATTTCGCCCGTGAAGCAAGTAACAAACTACGAGTATGAAACTAATATCAACGAAGAAAAAAGAAAGATAAGAGTATTAAAACCAGCATATCTATCGGCAGTGATTACAGATTTAAGAAATATAATGAAATATGACCAATCTTCACAATATGTCAATCAAACTACTAAACAATCTTATAATCCAAATCTAACAGGCGTATAAAAACCCTACAGACAAAAAAATCCCCGGAGATTTTTTCCGGGGATAAAGGTAATTAAAAGTTGATTTTGAAATCAGGAGTTAGCAAGCTTTGAGAAGTATGAAAGTGCTTCATCATCATCCTCATCATCAGAACTAGAACTAGACGAAGAACTAAAAGAAGAAGTACTCTTCGTTGAACGCTCTACCTCATACTCATCTTCTTCTGATACTGTTTCTGGGTCTTGGGTGCGAGCACCTTTAGTTCCAAGAACAGAAGAAAGACGCTTCTTCAAATCATCATAAGACTTGAACTGATCGTTAGCAACAAGTTCAGCAAGAGAAAACTCTTGCTTCCAGATTGCTTCCAGTTCATCATCATTATCTAGAAGAGCACCAGAAGAAGCAAACTCACTAGAATCATAATTACGATAACCAGCAACGTTCTTTGCCTTCAGTTTGAAGTTAGCACCCTGCCAGAAATCAAATGGATCAATAGGAGTTTCATCTTCAAACTCTGGCTTCATAGCGGCAGAGATCTTATCAAAGATTTTTTTACCATACTTATAAAGGAAATTTTTACCTTCATTTTCAGGATTAGATGGATCTTTTACAACATAGATGTTGCTAATGTAAGTCAGTTTTCTTTTCTGCTTACGAGCAATCTCTTTGTTTGCGTCAATTCCTGAATTCCAGAGACCAGAGTTGTGCTCACAGATAGGACATTGTTGACCGAGTGTCGTAACACAATTATCAATCAACCATCCACCAGAACCTTGGAATGCGTGAGAATAGAGCTTCACAAATGGCAGATCTTCACCGTTTGGAGCAGGAAGAAAGCGAATAACGGCATAACCATTTTGGCTCTTATCTGTGGTCAATTTCCAATAACGATCATCTTCAGAAGAACCAGCACTATTCAGTTTTTCAACTTCTTTGACTAGTTTTTCGGTTAAAGAACCAAGTTTGGATTGTTTTTTTAAGTTTGCGAATGACATAAGATTTTTTGGATAAATTGGATGTTTTGGATTGGACTTTTTAAGTATAGCAGATATAAAGTCAGTCGTCAAGTGATTTTTCAAGTTTATTGATAGTATTTTCTAATTGCTCAAAGAAAACGCTTAATCCTTTTTCTGGATTAAATCCAAAAAGTTGAGCGGATTGAGTGATTTTTTCTTTCATTTTTACTGCTTCTGGATCTTCAGAAAGAGACATTCTAAAAATAAACAATTTTTG